GCCATTAAATGGTGATATCGCTGGATTAATGGCAAGAACATGTGAAGAGCAGTTCCCTTGGTTCTCACCAGATGGTTCACAAAGAGGAAACATTCTAAATGCAGTTAAACTTGCATACAATCCAAATAAAGTTCAAAGAGACACTTTATATGTTAAGAGAATTAACCCAGTTATATTCTCACCTGGCGCTGGATTTGTTCTCTTTGGAGATAAGACTGGATTAGCAATCGCATCTGCTTTTGATAGAATCAACGTTCGTCGTTTATTCTTGAACTTAGAGGCGAGAATTGAGGTTGCTGCAAGAACTCAACTCTTTGAGTTTAACGATGAGATTACGAGAGCAAACTTCCGTAACATTGTTGAACCATTCCTTCGTGGAGTTCAAGCGAAAAGAGGTATTTCTGACTTCTTAGTTATTTGCGATGAAACAAATAACACACCTGATGTGATTGATGCGAATGAGTTTAAGGCTGATATCTTTATCAAACCAGCTCGTTCGATTAACTTCATCGGTCTTACATTCGTTGCGACTAGAACAGGAGTTAGCTTCTCCGAAGTCGCTGGTCGAGTTTAATTAAGTCCATCTAAATAACAAAAGGAGTTACAAAAGAAAATGGCAAATTTTAATCAAAGATCTATAACAGACTTTAGATCTAGAATGACTGGGGGAGGAGCAAGAGCTAATCTGTTTGAAGTTGAAATTACCTTCCCTGATGAACTTACTATCGTTACTAGCACTGTAAGTGATAAAGTTCCGTTTCTTGTTAAAGCTGCTGAGATACCTGCTTCAAACTTAGGAAACATCCCTGTACCATACAGAGGTCGTGTTCTTCCTATTGCTGGAGATCGTACATTTGATCCTTGGACAGTGACAGTTATTAATGATACTGATTTTTTAATCAGAGACGCCATGGAAAAATGGAGTAATTCAATTAATGACATTCAGACAGCGCAAGGTTCAATTAACCCAGAAGTTTATCAAACAAGTGCAAGAGTTAAACAGTTAAGTAGAGAAGGAACTGGGCCTGGAGATGCTGAGAGAGTATTAAGACAGTATAAATTTGAAGGAATCTATCCAAATGTGGTTAGTTCTATCCCTCTTGATTTTGGTGCAACTGATACAATCGAAGAGTTTCAAGTAACATTTAACTACTTATTCTATGAGATAGAAACTGCTGGACTCACATCAGCTAGTTAGTAGTTGATTTATATCACAGTTTAGGATATAATATAAATACCTTTAAAGGTATAAAAGTTATACTATGGCACAATTATTTGGTTTCTCAATTGATGATTCGTATAAGAAACCGTCTAAATCAGTAGTCTCACCTGTCCCCAGAAATAATGAGGATGGTGCTGACTACTATTTGGCATCTGGGTTTTATGGACAATATCTTGATGTAGAGGGCGTATTTAAAACAGAATATGATTTAATTCGTAGATATCGTGAGATGGCACTTCATCCCGAAGTTGATTCTGCGATAGAGGATATCTTATGCGAGGCAATTGTTGCAGATCAAAATGATTCACCAATTCAAATTGATCTAGAGAATTTAAAAGCTGGAGATAAAGTAAAACAAATTATTCGTGAAGAGTTTCAGTATATCAAAGAAATGTTAGACTTTGATAAAAAAGCTCATGAGATATTTCGTAACTGGTATGTAGATGGAAGAATATACTATCATAAAGTCATAGATTTAGAAAAACCAGAAGAGGGAATTAAAGAACTTAGATATATTGATGCACTTAAAATTAAATATGTAAGAGAACAGAAGAAAAAGGGTGGTGCAAACGCAATACAATATACACCAGGCAATAAGCCAGGTGGTAATGATGACCCCTTTCATGCAGATTTTGAAGGATTATCAGAATATTTTATATACACTCCTCAATCATATCAGAAAAATCAATATGGTTCTGTTGCAGTTACAGGTCAACAGAAGGATGCAGTCAAATTTGCTAGAGATGCAATTGCATATTGTACATCAGGATTAGTTGATCGTAATAAACAAACTGTCCTTTCTTATCTACAAAAATCAATCAAAGCACTTAATCAATTAAGAATGATTGAAGACAGTCTTGTGATCTATAGACTATCAAGAGCTCCAGAAAGAAGAATATTTTATATTGATGTAGGTAATCTACCAAAGGCAAAGGCAGAACAATATCTTCGTGAAGTTATGGCTAGATATCGTAACAAATTAACTTACGATGCTAACACTGGTGAGATTCGTGATGATAAAAAATATATGTCAATGATGGAAGATTTCTGGCTACCAAGAAGAGAAGGTGGTCGTGGAACTGAAATATCTACATTGCCTGGCGGACAAAACTTGGGAGAACTTACAGATGTAGAATATTTTCAAAAGAAACTTTATCGTTCTTTAAATGTTCCTGAGTCTCGCATGGCAGATAACGCTGGATTTAGTTTAGGTCGTTCATCAGAAATACTAAGAGATGAACTTAAGTTTACTAAGTTTGTTGGAAGAATGAGAAAGAGATTTAGTAATCTTTTCCATGACATACTTAAAACTCAACTGATTCTTAAAAATGTGATAACTCCTCAAGAATGGGAACAGATGAGTGATCACATTCAATATGATTACTTATATGATAATCATTTTGCTGAACTTAAGGATGCAGAATTGATGCAAGAAAGATTAGGACTTTTAGCAACTGCCGATCCTTATATCGGTAAATATTATTCTGTAGATTATATTCGTCGTAAGATTCTACGTCAAACTGATGATGAGATTGTAGAACAAGATAAACTTATCAAATCAGAGAAGGCATCTGGTGTCATTTTACCAA